GCCGAGCTGCCGGGAATCCGCGTGATCGCCTCGGCGATACCGCCGCCGGTACAGGACTCGGCAGTGGTGACATCAGTCTCGAGCGTCTGCAAGCGCTTGCCGAGTTCAGCGGCAAGCCGGGTGATTTCGTCCATGTTCCTCTCCTGGTCGAGGCACAACGGAGCCCATGCAGGAGCTGGCTTGCCAGCGATAACGAGGGTGAATTCACCGCCGTCATCGCCAGCAAGCCGGCTCCTACAGGTTTCCGTATACCCGAGGTTCGGTTGTGCAAAATGAACACCCTACACGAGCAGATCACACTTTCAAGACACGACATTGCATCAGGATGTCAGCGGGAGACCGCCCCGGCATAGGCCTGACATGCCTTCAGCTCAATCAGGGCGCGGTCGCCGTCGTCGGTGATGGCGATAATTCGTTGAGCATGCGCCGGGTCAAGTCGGGCTCTTGTGGCTGCATGAACCACGCCGCTGGTGGCGGTGGCGGCTGGCACGTCGCAGCCACTGGCAGGATCGTTGGTGTCGAGGAGGACTGACAGCCGCAGATCAGCAGTGGCAATACGATCACGCAGGCGAGCTTGATCCTGTTGCACATCGTTCAGCTCCTTGGAATGGGTTTGGTCGCTGACCTGGAGTCGTTGCTCCAGGGCCAGGCGTTTGTCCTGCTCGGCCCGCTGTTGTGCGACCGCGGCGAGGGAAATCTGGTTGAGCGTGTCGGCCTGCAACCGGGCTTGATGCTCCAGTTGCAGGCCGTAACGCCAGTCTTGAATGTGCCAGGCGCAGGCCGCCGCACCACCGGCCAACAAGGCCAGCAGTGCGACGACAACGCCCAGGCGCCAGGGCGCCGGGATCAGGTCGAGGAGGCGCATAGCACCGCCCTCGCCCGGGCCCAGATTTGCAGTCGATCCTCGAGGCCGTTCAGGCCGCCGTTGATCTTGCGGGTGATGCTGTTGAACTGATCGGCGTCGGCCAGTGCGTTCAACCCTTGCTGCTCCCAGAACCAGGCCGCCGACTCGGCGGCCCATTGCGGTTGCTCCAGCAGTTCCGGTTGCTGCAACAGGCGTTCGTCGCCGAATAGCCCGAGGCTGCATTGGCGATAGTTGCTGCGACCGGTGATCTGGATCAGCCCGCGACCGCGATAGTTCCAGCCGTCACCGGACGATGCATCGCCGTTATCCATACGCGATGCATAGACGATGTTCGCGATCTGCTCCGGCTGCCGGGCGACCTGCGCGGCCAGGGCCGGAGTAAACCGGTTTGGCCAAGTAGCGACCAGGGCCTGCGCGCCATAGTTCAGGTTCTCGACCACCGACTGCAGTTGGCCTGACTCGTGACCGGTTTGCGCCAGGAACGCTGCAACGCGCTGCGTGGTGACGATCTGATGGGTGTTCATCGCTGTGTTGAGCACAGGAACAAAAACGCCGGCTTGGTCGCCGGCGTTCGGGAGGATCTGCAGCAATTGCTGCTGGGTAATCGGCATCGTTTTCTCCAGGTGTAAAAAACCGCTCAGGGCGGCCGGTGATCCGGATGTTGTTACTTCACCACTTGATCGTCCGGAATCACCGCGTCAGCACCGGCATATGGCTCGAGCGCCTTTTTGCAATGGTCTTTCTGGAACCAGTTCAAAAACCTGCACATGACGCAGCCCCAAAGCTTTCCAGCCATCTGAGCCTTTGCCGAACGCGAGCTGATCGTCTCGCCAGGATCACCCAGCAGTAGTGTGTTTCCGCCCTCGTCCAGCCAAACCAAAAGGTTCAACCCGAATCGTTTGATTTTCCCCATGCTCAGTTCCAGACCACCGCCTGCACCGCCTCTAGGCTAACGGCCGCCATGATTTTCCCTTCCAGCACGATCTTGCGACCGATAAAGCCAGAAATCGCCGCTTTACCACACACACCGACAGCCTGAATCTGCGCGGCGGTGTGCGAGCGGAAAGCCCAGACCCCCGCCTCGTCCGCACACCAGAACGGCGTCGACCAGTCAGCGCCAGTGCCCGGCAACAAGGAGGCCAGTACCGAGGACGACAGATTGGCCTGGTCGGTTATTTTCGACGGATAGGTGTAGGGCGTGCCGCTGGCCAGGGCATCACAGCTGAAGCCGGAAACGATGGCGGCGGCGCATTCCGCATCCAGCAACTGCACCTGAGCTGCTTGCGCCAGGGCCAGCAGCGCACCCGGCGTCGGCGCTACAGGCGCCATCAACTGGTCATTGACGACCCGATAACCCTGCGTGGCAATACAGCGTTGCCAGTCCGCGTCGCTGATTTCAAGGAGGTTGCTGATCCCAGACGGCGGGGGGCTGTCGACGCTGTCGTAGAAAGCGCTGATAGTGCCGTCGGCGGCATAAACTGCATATTTTTGTCCCATGATGTTTCCTCAGTATCCGATTGCAATCCACGGCACGCCCGGCGAGCCCACCGTACCGTTTGCATAAAAAGTGCATTGCGAAGAGCCGCCGTATTTCACGCCGACCGTGCAGGTGTTGGCGGTGGAACCAGCGCTGGCAGCGTTGCCCGGCAAGGTCATAAGGAGGGCATTCGGGAAAGTCAGGGGGTAGGTCACAGTGAGCGAACCACCTAACGGTACACCGGCCGACGTGCCCCACTGAATAATCCAACTGCCCAATTTCTGATAACCACTTAGCCCGATACTGGCAGCAAAATCGGCGCTACTGCTATTGACCGCGTTGCCGGTGATAAACCATGTGCCACTGCCGACATGGGTGAACTCAGCCGAAGCCCCCACCACGAGCGTAAACGAGCTGCTGTTGGCCGGCAGGCTAGGCGTCTGGGTCTTGTCGGTGCCCTGCGGCACGATGGCCATAGCGTTGGTACCAAAGTTGGCGAGCGTTATCACCGCCCCGACCGGGATTGCCAGCGAAACCGTGTTCGGCAGGCTGTAGGAGTTAGCGGTGGCGCTCCAGCCGTAGAGGAACCCACCGACATGCGACGCCCCCCCCGTCAGCGCACCGGTGAACGGCACCACGCCCGACAGTTGCTTGCCAGAACGGGCCAGGAACGCTGTGGTGACTAACTTGAGGCTGCTGTCGAACTGCGGCGCAGTGGTGCCAATAGCAGCAGCCAATTGCCCGAGACCAACGGCATGCTGACTCTTGCTTGCATTGGCGACCTGGAATGCACCGCCAGTGCTATCGATCAGCACCCACGAGCCGGTTCCGATTGAACTGTTCCACTGCACCCATACATCACCATTGGCAACAATCTCACCGCCTTGGAGCACGGAGTGTGCAGCGCCGACAATAGGTGCCGCGGTCAGTCCATTGGGACTAAATGTGCTTGCCCCAGTGTTGCCATTCTGGGCCTTGAAACGTAGTACCACACCATCTAAAAGTGCCTTGAAGGCTGGAGCATAATTGGCAACATAAGCGCCAGCCTGCCCTGTATCCAAAGCATATTTAACCGAATCTGATTGATTCATCTTTTGAATAGACAGTAATAGCTGTCCAGGATCAGCTTCATCAGGGACCAGACCCGAGGCTTTTATTACATTCACAACTTCATCGGTAATAGAATTCCCCCATACCGCTGGAATCAATGACCCTGGTGTTCCGTTTACCGGGTTCTCATCAACAAACTTGCCATTCACCAGCCCAACGCTGGGCACACTTTTTGGATAATCCACGTTTCTATCCTCTAGTCATAATTGATATGCACCAGCGTATGCGCCGGTGCACTGCGATGTATCAGGCATTCAAGAGCGCTGCCTGGGTTCGCGCCAAAACGCTCACCCCAATAGCTCGCACCGAAACGCCGGCCCATAAGCAGTCGGCCACCGGTATTCAGCGTCCACATGAACTGGGCCTGCCAAGTGCCGAAACATGCCTTTCCGAACCGTGCCCGGCCCATGCGCGGGGCTTGAAATTCGGTCACGCTGGCGTTCGGATAGCCCTGGCTGCGGGCGATATCGATGAAGTAGCCGATGCTCTGATCGCCCACCGCCAACAACCGTCGGCGCACCGCCACACGGCGATCGTCGAACAAGGGAGTGGGCCCCAGACACGGATCGGGCAGGTTCATCACCCGCTCCCAATCCGGAACCAGTTCACTGACCGTCACCGGGTCCACTTCGTTGATCAGGTCCACAGCCCGGGCATCAACCCGCGCCAGTTCCTGGGCGATACCCAACAGTACCTGCTGGATCTCCGGCACTTGCTCCGGGTCCCAGGCCGGCCCCGCCGGCAACAGGCTGCGCAACTGCTCCTGGTATTGCTCGGCCGTTCTTACTCCAGCCATACGCAACCTCCGAAGGTCAGCAACTGGTTGGTGGCGGCTGGCACATCGGCGGACGGCGAGACCAGCAGGTGATCCTGCTCGCCGCTGGCACTGCTGATGGACTCGGCGATATGGGTCAGCAACAGCGTGTCGCCCAGGCCAGCCTCACGATCATGCAGGTCCTGCAACTCGGCCTCGACGGCTGCGCGGATGGCACTGGTATCCGGGATCAGGCGCAAGGTGTAGGTCACCGGGACCAACACCGGCGCCAGCACATGCACCTCGGCGGTCACCGGGCGCAATGGGTCGATATAGGCCTGGACCAATGCCAGTTGCCCGTCATCCGGCAGCGGCACCGGATCATCATCGCGCATCACGAACAAGCCGACGGTGCCCGGCCCCAGGTAGCTGCCGCGACACCAGGCCCGGGTAATCCCCGGACACTCCAGCGCCCAGGTTTCGTAGTCGGCCGCCGAACCGCCGTTGGGAATAATGCGATAGGAACTGATCACCCGAGCCCGTAACGACTCGATACTTTCCGCCGCCACACCACCGCTCAAACCCGGATCCAGCACCGTGAA